TTATTGACAACGCAATTATAAGGGCCAAACAAGGGCATAGGGCCATTCAAGTATCAGGAGACGATGGAACTGGAGTTGGCTATTTTCCCGATGGAAAGGGTGGGTATTGTATACGCTACCTTGCTTGGGATTTTAGCCAATATGATCAGTCACAGTGTCATGCATCAATGTTAGTTCAGATGGAAATCATGCGTCAGCATGGATGGTCTGAAGAACTTCTGATTGAGTATGAGGAGATGATAAAGTCTTCTTATAAAATAACTATCGATGGTACGTCTTATGTTTATAAGGCTGGAAAATTACCTGGAAGCATATATTACAATATACAAAGAGCTTCAGGAGTACCCGATACCTCAATTGGTAATAGCATTATCAACATGATTGCTTACAGTTACTTAATATACATCGCTCAAGATGTAAACGCTCCGTTAGATTGGGCCCATTTGGGTTTCAAGACGACGGGCACTGAGAGTTTGTCGCTCTCTGACATAGAATTCTTAAAATGTGGATTTATAAGATATAAAGGGAAAACGCACTGTTTTCAATTGCCTTCTAGAGTTCTAAAGGCGGGTAAAGTAATGAGCCCGTTCACTACCATTAGTCCAAAAGCTAAGACACTGTTGGATGCTGCAAAAGACACTTTGTGGGCAGCAGCCAAAAATTACGAACCTTGTGTTCAGGTACCCATTTTGGGTGCTTGGGTTGAAAGAGGCCTTTCGTATAACAGGAAAAATGTTGACATCGAGAAATGTCAATATAAAATTTGGACTAGTAACCAAGTCTCATTGCCTAAAGAGGTGTGGGACACCTATATGATGGAACGTTACAATTTGTCACCATCAGTGGTTCTGGAAATGGAAAAAATGATCCGGGAGGCTCCTCCCGTATCTATGATATTCCATCCTGGATTCCATAGATTAGTCGTAAAAGACTATTTATAAAAATTGATTCTTCCCTGGGTGGGGATACAAATAGAAATTACTATTTATTTTACACATTAAACTTTAACTTACATGAATGTCAAACAGAAAACTAACACAATCACAAATGCGCTCAAAAGAGAAGCGCGAGGACTTAGCACTGAAAGACGTAATTGGATCAAGCAAGAAATTATTAAACGGTCTTCACGATCATACAAAGAAAACGGCAAAACAAAAGAAAGGAAAAGGCTTTTGGGACGTGGTTCTCGACCTGCTCCCAGAAATAGGAGAGGTGGTCTTGGATCTAGCTCCCATGTTGTTAAGCCTTCTGTAAACCGAAAGGTTTATAAGGATTCCAAAGGTAGAGACACCTTAGCCGTACACACACATCTCTCTCGAGGCTCATTTCAAAAGAGCTTAAAGGAGAGCTTTATCCCACTAGCAACAAATACTATTGATCGTGGTGTTCGCTCCTCGGAGTTTGAATATCACAAGAAAGGTATTCGTTGTGTCGATGTGGTAAGTAGAGTTCTTCTCTCAGAGGTTAGCTCCAACTATGCGTTGGGTGCTGGCGATAGATTTCCTGATGGAATGACTTTGGTCAGTCCAAAGGGATTTGGTTCGCTGTTAGATGTTGAATCGAAACAATATGAGAATTACCGAATTAATAAAATCAAAATACATTATACTCCCATTGTACCGGCGACACAAGCCGGTTCAATCTTTATTTATTTTGCAAATGATCCTTCAACTGTCCAAACATATACGGGCGAAGACGAAAAGAGACATGCAGCTACGAATGCTCATTTTATGTCTACAAATGTCTTCAGTTCAGCGGAAATGACCGTTGTGCCCGATGATTTGGCTAAATTATATCTTACCGATCCCGGTGGCAATAATGATGCTTTGACAACCCAAGGGTTGTTAGTAGTTTCAGCCGGGTCAGCTCTTCCTGCAGGTGTAGCTTTTGGCACACTATATGCTACAATCCATGCTACTTTCGAAATGCCTTCGTTATCCCACACAATCGATTTGATTGCTTCATCCGAAGTGTCTCTCTTTTGGAATCATTCAGCAACTGACTCATCCGCAGCTGGCTCACCAATGTTCTTTCTTTATGATCCTACATTGGTTGCAGTCTTCAGGGCGTGGTTTGTTCAACCGCTGGATCAATCCGAAGAGGTGATTTATTATGGTGCAATCACTGAAACCTATACTGATGGTGAGTTTTCTAAACTCCCGACTTTTTATAGTATAGATGATAACGAGCCAAGAACCTTTGTAACCGGCCAAGGAATTTTCTTGAAAAGATTTCCAACACATGTCCTAGGGGACGTTTTGTTGCTTTTCAATTCCTATGCTGCTGCTTCACAGGCTTCCGATTCTAGCTCTGCTGCTCTGATCCAAGATGGACAGCTCCTGTATTCTACAAATTATAACCCTCTCGTTGACAAACACTCCGCTATTGCTATACAAACGAAGACCATTGAGATGGCTTCGACTTAGTTTTAAGGAGATGTTGTTTCTTCTTTTAGTTCTTTCAAAAAATGTTTCCCCCCCCCCTGCTTGGATAAGTAAC